TCCTCATTTTCCCAAATTGCAATAAACTCATCTTCGTTTGTTACCATCGCGCAGATGCGGTCGGCCTCATCGTTGCTGATGTCAAAACGGCCTGCAATGTCGTTGATGTCGATGCGTGTCATAACTTGGTTCCCTTATTTGCGTTTCCTTGTCTCTGGTGTATCGTGGGGGCAGGCATCGGTCAAGGGGGAAAAGTGGCTAGTTTGGTTTTTTTAGCGCAACCGGCTTTAACGTCTGAATCAGCACCTGCCCATCATGGCGGTACAGCCTGACTTGATCCGGCTTCAGCTTCATTTCTGCAAGGTACCCCCGCGCATCTGCAATGCCGTCCCTACAGTCAGATGATGCGAACACGATCACGCCAGCCTTGATTTCCATCACAATCCGCCCTAGTGTTGCACAGCACAAAACCCAAAGGAAACATGCCATGAAAAAAGATAAAGTTATTCATTGCCGCGTCACGGAAGATCAGCAATCAGCCATCGCACAAGCTGCAAAATTATCCGGCCTGTCAATCACACAATACGTCATTCGCGCCGTACTTTCAAAAACGCCAGCACCTGCCGACTAGCATCCGTTGCGCCGTTGCCGACAATAACGCTGTCGCCTAATCCCGTTAGGTATGCAATCCATTCCTTTTGCTCCGCAGATAGCCGACCGCCTTTTGTGCGCTTCATCTCGATCCACAACTTCCAAGCAGGCACATAAAGATCAGGCACGCCAGCTTTGACGCCTTCAGCCTTTAGCTTCTTGGCAACACTTATCGCCCTATGACCGCCATTTGGAATGTGAAATATCCGCACCCCCGTAAAAGCACCCTCAAACCAATTCACAAAGCCGATTTGCTCGTCACTTTCAGAACGGGATGTCGTCGAAGTCGTAGGCATTTGGCAAATCTCCTTCCCATGAGATGTCTTCACCCGGACCCGCTGGCTTTTTGCCATGGCTGTAATCCAGTTGCATAATTTCATCAAAGCGCGGATCGTCTGCCCTTGGCTTTATCTTGATGCGCGTCGGAATTGTCCAGCTTACAAGCGCCTCCACAAGCGCCGCGTCTGTACCGTCAGCTTCAGCCCCTAGTGCCGCCTTGCGCGCAGTGTAGCGGCTTGCAGCGTAGCCGCCATGATCTGGGCATAACCATTCGTTAATCGTCTTCATGCCGCACATATAGCTGACTTTGATGCTGTCTGGCTTGCCCTGTTTTTTATGCCGTGTATAGGCCACATCATCAACGTCAACCCATTCGGCAACGACCTGGCTGGATAGAACCGCACCGCCATAAGCGTTGGTCCCGTGGTTTAGTTGCGGGTCTGGAAACTTGTAGCTGCACCTTGGACAATACCTTGCACCCGCCGCAACCATCTCCTGACATTCGGGGCATTCCTTTGTTGGCGCAACGCCATCACCACTCGATTGCGTCTTGTCTTTCACCCGCACGGCATCAATAAACCCGTGCCGTTCAACGTTGCCGCCAAAGTCCAAAAGCAGGCAGTCTGTTTTGCCTTGCGCATTGCGTGTCCCTCGACCCGCCATTTGAACATAAAGGCCGGGGCTGGCCGTTGCCCGAACCATCGCCACAAGGTCAGTCGCTGGATGATTGAAACCCGCAGTCAACACGCCGATGTTGATCAAGCACCGCTTGCGAAACGCTTTGAAGTCCGAAATCTTGCGCGCGCGGTCGGTCTTGTTATCAGCCCCCGTTACAACATCAGCATCAATGTCATGAACCGCCATTTGATCGCGGATCATTTCGGCGTGGCCAACGCCAGACGCAAAGACCAGCCATGACTTTCGATCTTCTCCAAACTTCACAATTTCCTCAACCGTGGCCCGCACAAGTTCTGGATCACTTGCCGCCATTGCAAGCTGGCTTTCTATAAACTCACCGCCCCGCTTGCCTACGTTGGTCAGGTCAATCTTTGCCGCCGCGCCCTTGCTGATGATTGGCGCTAGGTGGCCTTGATCCATCAGCATTCCAACGGGGATGTCATAAGCAATGCCATCAAAGATAGCGCCTTCGCCCTTGTGCAGATAACCGCTGTCAAGGCGGTATGGCGTGGCGGTTAGTCCAACGATTTTGACTGCCGGATTGCATTGGCGCAATTCATCAATAAACCTACCGTAGCGCGTTGTCGTGTTTTGCGGCACCAAATGCGCCTCATCAATAATTACCAAATCAGGCGGCGGGATCATGTCCGGCGCTTTCTCCCAAATCGACTGGATGCCCGCAAACGTCACCTGTTTGTCCAGCCGCTTTTGCCCAATGCTTGCGCTGTAAAAGCCAAGGTCAACGCCGGGCAACATGTTCACAAGTTCCTCGGCATTTTGCAGGATTAATTCAGAAACATGCGTGAGCATCAAAACCCGCGTGCCTGTATAGGACAAAGCATCTTCTACCAGCTTGGCAAGGATCAGGCTTTTGCCCGCGCCCGTTGGGGCCACGATTAAAGGATCATTGCCGCGCTTGTCTGCCCAATACGCATAAAGCGCATCAATGGCCTCGGCCTGGTATGGTCTGAGTGTGAGTTTCATGTTTTGCCCTCCGCCTTTGGGTATGGAAATATGTCATATCTAAGCGATGAAATTGATTTTCGCCTGAATTTCTTTCCACCAGATATATAAATATACCTATGCTTTCTGGGCCGTGGCGAAAGATAAAAATCATCACCGTATTTTTCCCGCATTGCATCAGCCCTGTTTTTTACACCCCTAAACTCGTCTGCAATAGTTTGCCCGTGCAAATGCTCTTTTCCCTTTACCTTCCAGTCAGTCCTTTTTGCTGAAAGCCCACAGTAAAGAAAATTTGTAGACTGATAAACAATCCCAACATGACCTTGCGATGTGTCGGCAAAGCTAACAATAATTGCGTCTTTTCCGATCATTTTTATAGATCGCCCGACAAGCCGCGAAGCATGGCCCTTAATGTTATTTCTCAGGCATAATCTATTCAATTCCAGTATTTTGTTTGAAAAATCAGGCCCGCAAATTCCAGATCGCAAAGGTGCGCTTGGGGGTGTTCCGTATGTTACAACGCCTTCAAGTATTCCATCATCATAAAGGCCAAACGCAAATGATATGCTAGGCATTCTTTTTGCGTAATGGATGCCAAGCAGAAAGGGTTTTGTTGCGTTATATGATATGGGTTCAATTTTCAATTCGCTCAAAACGGCACCCACCCATCTGCAATCTCTTGGCTGTTGTTTTCATTGCGAATGATCTCGCCATCCTTGGTGACATATTCCACCCAGTCCGGCGTTGCGTCATGCACTTCCCACGGCATAGCGTGCGGATTAAATAGGTGCGCATCGCATACCGTCCCGAAAGATTTTCCTTTGGCGCATGACCACAGGCCATTCCCACCGCGTTCTGGCGATGCATGGGCGCACGTCCGGCAATTCACTTCCGGCGGCTTTTCCATGTGGCAAATCTGATTGTAGTCGCAAAACTTGCATTGAAAGTATGACGGATCATTGCGCAACTTTGCCGGGGGCTTGTCTGCAAAAATCACCTCGCCCGCTTTGGCAATCAACTGCAACGCCATCGCCGGGTCGTATTTGATCCTCTCAAGATAAATCGCGTCCGTGTTTTTGTTGACGCAGATAAATGCGCACCGATCCAATTCTGCAAGGTGCATCCCGATCTGGCATTGCGCATAGTAAACAGGCTTTGACGCCTCGCACCCCTTGCTTTCCATTGCCTTGAAATTCTTGTCCGACATGGTTTTGAATTCCAAGGTATGCGGCTGGCTGCTTTCCTTAAAGCCCTGCCCCACGCCATCCAGCGATAAGGCAAAATGACCATCGTGCGCAGTAAATCGGATCTGCTTGCCCGTGTCGGGGTCAGTATCCCAAACGGTCACGCCAATAGCCCGCAGGTTCGCAACAATGCGCTCTTCCTCGCGGTCGCCCGTTTGAAACAGCCGCAGCATCCGCCCGTCAAATGTCGCGCGGTCCATGTGCCGGAATTGATACCACAAAGCGCGGCTGCATTCATTGCCGATCTGCGACCCGCCAAGGTGCGGACGGTGCGCGTCCTTGCGCTGGTCTTTGTACCAGTCATATATCGCCTGCACCGTCGGCGGCGTGTTAAATGGGTCTAGGTTCATTCCAACACCTCGCCGTCTGGAGCCGCGCTATTCCATTGCGCTTTTTCATGGTTTGGCGAAAGCCAATTATGAAAACTGTTGCAGCTTTGGCAAACTAGCTTATTGCCGTGCTGCCCGCCGACTGGTGGATAAATCCAAGCCCAATCATGCCCGCAACGCCTGCACGGTATTAGCGCCTTTGCGCTTCCGTCAAGTTG